CAATAACATTTAAAACTCTATGATTTAATCCAGAACCCTGTGCATAAATTATATAATCTGATTCGGTACTTAATTTATATTCCACTTGATAAAAATCAATAAATTTATCTGTACTTGCTCCAATTAACACATCTAAAGCTACAATAACTGTTCCATCATTATATTCTATTAATTGATCTGATAAAGTAACACTTGCAGGGGGTCTTATGCTAAAAGGATTTGGTAAATTAGTTGTTGGTATTGATGCAACCTCTGGTTGTGTACCAAATGAATAAAAACTATCTTGATGTTCTGAACATTGCAAACTCACAGTATGATCTGTATTTAACGATAATCCCTGCACTCTAAATGGTTTAGCTGAAAAACTTGGTGTTGCATGAGTTATATTAACTATATCACCTATAGATAAATCAAGGGCTGTAGCATCTGCTTTAATTGAAATATCTAAACTTGACCTAGACCTTCTTAAAATGATTTCGGCTATCTCTTGGGCTTGATATGGGCTTGTAAACATAGACATATCAAAACGACTTTCTAATAATAACCCCCCATCTGCTGTTTTCATTGTTCCATGTTGATCTGCACTTGCTAAACCTGTTTCATCTACTGGTGGAAATTGGACTGTGTCTGATTGATAATTTTTATCTGGGTTTATATAACTTACTATTACTCTGTTATATCTTGAGTTTTTACTTTTACTTGAAACCGATATGCCACCTATAATATTATCTTCTGTTAATGTTATTGATGCTGAACCTGTTGTTTCAACTAATATATTATATTTACCTGCTGAAAAGTTTAAATATGACCTAGAACCTCTTACAAAATCTTTAACATTATCTATAGCTTTTTTTGATGTATCGATAACTGCATGGCTATTCATTAAATCTATCTGACTAGCACCAGTATAAGGGGTTATTTGTGTATCACATACATCTGTTGCTGTTTGCCAATCTGCAAAATTACTATCGAAATAACTATTAGCTATTCCCATTCCAAATCTTTCGTTTCGTAAATAATCTAATAATTGCAGAATAGGATTATCAGAATATGCCCATGTTGAGCTTGTATCTTTTCTATGGCTACCAGAACCCCCAGTAACAGTTCCATCTAAATTAGGGTTATATACCTTTTTACCTTGAACTACTGCTTGAACTGATGGTAATGAGCCAAATTTATCTTGATTCCATTCAAACCTAATAGCTAAATAAGCCAAACCCCTTAATCTATGATTTGATGTCCATGAACTAAGTGTTGATAATAAATTTGATGCACTTTGACTATCAGAACCATAATGAGGTTCACAGGTTATTAAACTTGTACCACTATAAAAATTAGCATCATTACTAGCTACTGTTATTTGGCTATTATCAGCAATATCTCCAGACCATGTGACAGTATTATCATTTATTTGTATTGAGGTAATATCATTAATTTCACCTTCACTTAATATAATAGCCATATATAAATATTGATTATCTGCACCAGACGTTTCTAAAAAAACAACATTACCTCCAACTTTTCTTGTTCCATAAACTATAGGTATAGTTGAATTGGCACTAAATTTATTAACTAAAGCACCTCTTGCATTTTGGTCTTGCTGTAATTGCCCAAAGTCTGGAATTTCTGGGGTAGGAACTAACCACCCAACAACATCACCAATTAATTCACCAGTATAATCAACGGCATCTGTAACAAAATCTACTACTGCATCAAGGCACATTAATCAATTCTCCAGTTTGAACCCATATTTTGAAACCCCAATTTTTCAAAAACAGCATCTATTTTTAACCCACTTATTATAGGCAAAACGATAGGCAAATTTTTTGCAAATTTTTTCACATTATCTATTAAAAGTTTAAAAAATGCAAAACTTCTGTATTCTTTTGATATATAAACTGTTTGAATTGTTATTAATTCACTTTTAGAATACCAATATTCTGTTTTATAAAAGATACAGCAACCAATAACTATATTTTTATCTAATTCTTTTAATAAAATTATTTGTCCTTTTTGTAACATAGTATGTAAAAACTTAATTACTTTTGGTCTATCGACTTCTGGATAATTAAAATCTACTAAATCAACTTTTTTAAATTCAATTAATAAATTATAAACATCTTCAATATCATTTTTTTCAGCATTGTATAAATGAACACTACTCATACTCTACCCCACTTAATATCCTTTACAGTTAATGCTGAAAATTCCATGCCTTTATCAGCACTAAAAAATCTTTTCTGTGCATTATCTGTGGTTGCTCTACCATTTGTTTTGCTAAAATTACCCCAATGTGATGTCGCTGTAATTATAACATTTGCTATGGTTGTATTATCAGTAATTTTATAATCATTTATAGTGCCAAAAAATAACAAAAAAGGATCAGCAATAAGTGCAAGGCTAGAACTCAAAAAACCTCTATAAATATAAACATTATCATTAATTATATTTTCATTTAACACTATGGATATATATTCTTGGCTAACTCCAGATAAACTTAATGCCAATGTATTTTTTGTTGGTTGGTTTGTTTCACTAACCCCTGTGATACCTCGTAAATGTCCATTTGATAAATAGGTTCTTGATGTTCCAGATATATTTGATGTTATATCAAAACTTGCATTTGTTAAATAAACTGGTGTTGCCAAACCTATTTCAACTAAAAGAACAGGGTTAATATTACCTGTTGCTAGTTCTGTTTTAACTGCACTTGTTAAACCTCTTGCCATGTCTTATCCTGGGAATTATGTAGTAAAATCAATGACTTAAACATATTTTACAAACTCTCTATTACATCAAATTCATAAACAAACAATAAATTTCCATCTTTATCAACTTGCCCACTATTAAACTCTTGTGTGTCGCTGACAAGGTGAACATTAAAAGGTACTGAATCATAAGTTACTGAACTATCATTAGCCAGAGCAGTTCTTAAAGGTGGTTCTATAGTTACTGTTGAAGCATTACTTGATGAAGTTACATCATCTATAATCATATAAACTTTATTATGTGCAAACTTAATTAAATCACCTGCTTTTAATCGACCTGCTCCATCACCTGCAAATCCATTTATTGCTATGGTTGTATCGGCTACAGCATGAACTCCATTAACTAATAAAGTATTTGTTTCATTGCCCTGTGCATTTAAATAACTTGGAAAAACTACAGTAAAATCTTCTTTTCTACTTCTTTGCTTCATTATAAATGCCATAATTGGTGCAAATTCAGACCTAGTCATTGGTGGATAGGAAACTGTAAAACTAAATTTTTGACCTTGTACTTGCCTTCTAAAAGTCTTGCCACTATCAGTTTCACTAAACAAAGTCTTTTGATTACTTTGAAACTTAATCGCATTAAAGTTTGTATTTGGTAAAGTTCCACTCATATGATCGCCATATTACCTTTTTCATTTACTGCACTATTAATCATATTAACTATAACACCTCTTGAATTAACTAATAATTCGTTAAACCCTCTAGCATCTACTGTGCTTATATTAAAATTAACTGTTACTGGTTTACCCATTCCACCAAGCTGACCATTAGGAACAACATTAGATGCTCTATCTGGTACAACTAATTCTGCTCCTGCTTCACCAACCAAATAGGGTTGACCTTGATTCATACGACCACCTTGTTTGCGACCTTGATATTTTTGTTGTGCTATTGTAGCAACTTGTAATGCCCCAAAAACACCTATTGCAATAGCTAGAGGTATATTAGGTAATGCTTGTGCAACACCTCTTGCTGTGTTTATAATTGCTTCTGCCATAGCAAATGCTTTATTTAATTTAAATGCTTTTTTATTATTCTGGGCTAATTGTGCTAATCCCTCTCTACCAACTTTTACAGCTAAATCAGTTTTTGATTTACCAGACATTTTATCTAAATCTATTTCTCCTGCTTTGCCAGATTTTATTAAATTAAAATTATCATTTAATAGTTTTTTCTGAATTTCCATTTGTTTTTGTGCTGTTTCGGTGGCAAGAGCAATTGCATCAGATGCACTAATTCTTCTTAATTCAGCTTCTCTTTCATTAGTATCTTCTATTAAATTTAATTTATTAGTAGCCATATTTTTTTGTAATTCAAATTCTGTATTCATAAATTGCATGGTTTGATTAAGTTTATCATCAAAGTTTATACCACCAGATATTGCATCAACATCTTGTCCTCTTAGACCAAACTCTGCTTCAGCTAATCTATTCTTTTCTTTTTGTGCATCTGCTAAAAGTTTTGCTCCCTTTAATTGACTTTCTATATATTCTTTTGATGTTATAAGAGCATCTCTCTCACCTGCTGTTTTCCTAGCAAGAGCAATTCGGCTATTATTAAAAGCTTTAATTTGTTCGTCTACTAATGCTATGTCTTTTAGTGTTTGCTCAATAACACTCTCGCTAACCATAGTTCTGTTCTTGGAAGCACTCTCTAATTGTTCTTCAAGCATAAGTCTCTTTTTTAGCAATTCATTATATTTTTTCATAGGGTCTGCTGTTTTACCAAAAGCTTCAGACATAAATATTAGAGAGGTAGTTATTGCTATTAAAGCACCAACTATGTTTCTTTTTGATGCTTTTCCAAAAGCCACCATAGCCAATCTAGCTTTTCCAATATTCATTGCTAATGCTAGAAATGCTCCACCCAACTTAAATACAATCACAGCCATACCAAATGCTTTTATTGTTTTAAAATTATCAACTAAAAATGATATTGCTTTACCTGCCATTGTTACTGCATCAGACAATCCTTTTCCAACAGATTTCGCAATTTCTTGTATAACTTTTTCATTATCTTGCAGGGCTTTATCTAAAGATTTAAATTCCTTTTTTAATCCTACAAAAAAAGATTCAGCAACAGTTTTTTGAAAAGAGAAATATTTATCTCCTATCATTGATAAAGTACCCTCAAGAGTCTTTGCTAATTCTTTTGTTGCACCTGCAAATTGCCCACCATTTCCAAATACTCTAAATAAAGCTTCTCTGGTTTCTTCTACAGATACTTTTACACCTGCACTAAAACCAAGCATGGATTTAACTCCCTTTTCTCTAAAAAGGTCTGCACTTGATATACCTGCTGATAATGATCTTTGTATTTGTTCGGCTGTAGTTTTGAAATCTAAGCCAGTAACAGATGCAACATTTCCAGTTAGTTCTAAAACTTTTGCAAGTTCATTTGCATCTTTACTAACAACAGCGAGAACTCCTGCACCCTGCTGTATTTGCTCTAAACTAAAAGGTACTTTACCTGCAAACTTTGCCATTACATCAAAGGCTTTTGCACCTTCTTCAACACTACCAAATAAAAATCTTAATCTAGTTTGTAAGGATTCAACTTGTTTTCCAACGTCTATAAATGATTTAACTACTAAACCTGCACCTAAACCTATAAAAGCATTTCTAAGATTAAAGACAGCATTTTTAACCTTATCAACACCTTTGGTCGCTGAATTCATAGCCTGTCTGGTCTTATCTTTGGCTATTATGTCTATATTTACTTGTTTGGTTGCCACTACCTACCTGCCTTCATTATTCTGTTTTGTCTTTCTTGTTCTTCACTTTGAAGCTTAAAATATGCTATCCACATATTAAACTCTTGAACTGACATTTGCAAGATTTCGGCAACAGTCTTGTGTAGTTTTTCAGCTAACCCAAATAAATTATGCAATTCTGGGTCACTATTTAGTTTTTTTTATTATCTTCAATATCTTCGTTACCTGTTCCCATTATCTTAGTAGCAACATCTGCAATTACATTTGTATCAGCTTTAGTTTTAAAAGCCAAAACATGACTTCCATTAAACATTTTTTCGCCATCTTTAGTTAAAGCTTTTTCAATAATTACATCAATTAAAACTATTAAATCAGTTCCAGTAGCACCTTTAAATATCTTCTGTTTTTCAAGCATATTAAAAGGTTTGCAATAAATTGCTTTATCACCTACTAAATCCCACTCTGGCACTTCAATAATTTGAGTGTCAAGGCTTCCAAAATGATCTCTAATACCATCAAAATAATCAATTTTTTGTTCTGTCATTTACACAGTACCAATAGTAAGACCACCATTGCCCTGTACTGATACAGTTCTAGTTGTAACACCATCTAATGTAACACCTACTGACATACCAGTTACAATACCAGTTCCAGAGAACTTTCTATCTCCAGAAGCATTACCCTCTGGTAAAAAAGCAAATGTTAATGATGCACCTTGAATTAAAGCAACTTGCCCTGCATCAGTTTCATCAAAGTTCATATCAATACTAGCTGTATATGTACCTCTGCCAACTATATAAGATTTCATTGAATTCCCCAAAGGTGTATCTTCAACTACGTCTTGTGTAGTATCTACTGTGAAGCCTGTTGCATTACCTAGTGTATCACTACCTATTGTAACAACTCCTTCTTTTCCATGATGTGTAGCCATTTCTTACTCCTTATCGTTGGTTTCGTTAGTTTCTTTAATTTTTTCAGTTTTTTTAACAACTGCTT